GCTGGCTACATTGAGAGGCCTACGGAGACGGTTAAGCTATTCCAGGAGGATATTCTTCAGAAGGAGTTCCAAGGGTTCAAAGCCATTGGTCTTGAGCTATTAGGTCAAATCCCGTCTGCTCAGTCAGGAATTGCCAAAGAGTATGATAGGAAGGAGCTAAACACCTTCTGCTTCTCTGTTACTGTGCATCTGGCTCAGGTTTATCGGAAGGTGTGCTATTACATCATGTATCAGCGTTACAATTCGCTATTCAGCTCATCCTTGATGGATAGTGACAAGGTAATGGCTGCATTGCCTCAAATCACTGTGCCTACTGACTATGATGTAACCACTGCCGACATGATTGCTGAGCAGCTAACCAAGGCAATGAATGGCAAGTTTAATCCATTGATTACATCAGGCATTGAGCAAGATTATGTTGAGAAGCTCTATGGTGACAATAGTATTCAAAAGACCTACATGAAGATATTAAGCCAGCTTGACCCACTGCCATTTAAGACCACAGATGAAAAGACTGTGCTGCTGGCAAGCAATGGCTGCACTCAATTAGATTACATCCTGAGTGCTAACTTGGCTGCATTTGTCATGCAAAAGGTTGATGAAGATGCAAGCTGGTATGATAAGCCTGTACAGCAGCAGAGGGCTGATGTGTATGTCTTGGCAGCAGAGAAGCAGATGCAGATTAAGTCAGGCTTAGTGCCACTGATGGATGATGTCAGTGATAGCTCATCCTCGCCAGATGAAGACAACCTTGGTAAGCTACCACTAGCAGTTCAGCAGTTGAGTCTTGCTGCTGAGAGAGCCAATAAGTCTGGCAATACTGAGCTTTATCAGATGCTTACTGATAAAATAAACAATCTCATTTCTCAGATTGATTAATGAATGAGAAGCAGCTTGAATTAATCAAGAAAATTCAGGAGCTTCAGATGGCTATTGAGAAGCGCATGGATGATGCGCTTCCTAAAGTCTTTGCCAAATTATCAGACCAGGTCATTGACCTATGCCAAACTATCAGACCAGGTCATTGACCTAGCCAGCAACCTTAGTCTGGATGCCAAGGATAGAGCCAAGGCACTCAAGGAAATGATTAAGCTCAAGAAGGACATTTCAGACACGATTGTCAATAATAGCCTATACCAGGCACAAGTGGCTGAAGTGGTTGCAGGGTTTGACCAGCTTGCTAAGCTATCAAATGATTATATCAGCATCATCATTGATGACTTCAAGCCTAAGACTGAGCTTTACAAGGCAATCCTGGAGACCAACATTGCCACAACCAAGGATGCACTGCTAGGAGCAGGCATCAGAAACAACTTTGGCACAGCCATTCAAGAAGTCCTAAAGGACAACATTGCAGGCATAGGCACAAGGTCTGAGCTAAATAAGACCTTGAGGAAGTTTATTGAAGGCACTGACACTGAGAAGGCATTTTTAGAGCGATACATTAAGCAGACAACCAATGACTCAGTGATGACCTTTAATGCTGAGTACATCCAGACGATTGCTGATGATTTAGATGTAGAGTATTACCTATACCAAGGCACATTGATTCAGGACTCAAGGCCATTCTGCGTAGCAAGGGCAGGAAGGTTCTTCACTAAAGAGGAAGTCCAGGCATGGCCTAATCTTAAAGGCTGGCAGGGGCGCATGGCTGGCACTAATAGCACTACTATATTCAGCTATCGTGGTGGCTACAACTGCCGACATCAGCTCTGGCCTGTGGCAAAAGAGCAATATGAGTCAGCCAAAGAGAAGGGCAGAGCAGGTCTAAGGTAATCGCTCAAGATAGGCAGTAAGAATGCTGATTGGCTTGAGAAACTTCTGCTCAACTACTAGCCTCTTCCCATGACCAAGATTCATCTCAATCAGACAATCTTCGATTGATTGCTTGCGAATGTATCCTAAAATGGAAACTTCTGAGGCCTCCTCATTCACCCAGCATAAGATGAACACATCAGCACTAATCTCCTTGCGATTGTTAAACACTAGCCTGCCTGTCTTGTACTTAGTAGACTTCACCTGAATGTCATATTCACCCAGCATTAGGTCAGTCTTGCCTCCATCGCCTTCCAGGTTAATGCTAGTGTCAAATGGCAGCTTCAGAGCCTTGGCAACAGCATACTCACCAAGAACACCCATTAAGTCAGCCTGTGCCTGAGTATTTCCCCATCTAGCAACAGATGGGCGGTCAGGATTAACCTGATCCTTTAGGAAGTGCCTGCCTGTTGCCAGCACCTTGAGAAACTTGAGTTCTCGCTCTGTGATAGTTATCTTCAACTCGCATAAGGGGTTACAATAATAAGTCTAAAATACTGATATTTACATATGAAAAAGGCAAAGACAGGCAGCACTCCAGCAGCTAAGATTAGCTTTGGAAAGCGCAGAGAAGGCAAGCACAGTAAGGGCAGAAGGCCAAAGGCAGGCAATGTCAAGAAATATAGAGGACAAGGAAGATAATGGCAGAGAAAAAGTTTAAAGCCAAGGTCAATGGCAAGACTGTCAAGTTCGGGGCTAAAGGTTACTCCATTGCTCCTGGAACTGCAAAGGGTGACAATTATTGTGCAAGGTCATCAGGCATCAAACCATGCAAGAATAAACCTTGTGCCAATGACTTGAGCAGACAGGCATGGGGCTGTGTGGGCAAAAAGTCGGTAAAAAGTGCAGCCAAAAAATTCAAAAGGATTAAATAAATTTACACCATGCAATTTCCTCTCAAACACTTCAAGTTAGCTGAGTTTGATTCTCCTGATGCTCCTGGTTCAGGGGCTAAGATGCAGCCTAAGTTTTTGCAAATGCTTGACAATGCAAGGTCATTAGCAGGAGTAGCATTTAAAATCAACTCAGGCTACCGGACAGAGGCTCATAATGCTAAAGTTAAGGGAGTTAAAGAGAGCAGTCATTGTCAGGGATGGGCAGCTGATATTCATTGCACAGATGGTGATAAACGATTTGTGATAATTGACAGTCTTCTGAAGTCCGGTATTACAAGGATTGGAGTGAGCAGCACATTCATTCATGCCGACTGCGATCCGACAAAGCCTGCAAAGGTCATCTGGACATATTAATCATGACTAATGAATTAAGAAGTGAACTGGTTAAGTTCATCTATGATACTCCGGCATACGGAGCTATTCTCCTGACTAAAATAGCTAACCCTGAGCCTAACTTCTATAATCCTGGAGAGGAATGGCTCTATCATCATGGATGGTCAATAATTCTGGTGTATAGGCTTTACCGCATGGCTCAGGATATGCACAAGGACATGAAAGAGACTGTGCTATATTATGATGACAATGGGCAGCTTATTAAGATGTCGGGTTATGAAAAGTTAATCAGGCAATTTAAAAACCTACTCAAATGAGCATCTCAAAAGAGTCAGCAATCATAATAGCAATACTGCTAATCTATATTGGTGGTGATGTTTACACTGCCAATGTGAAACACAAGATGCTAGAGAAGCACATCAAGGAGAGTCAGGACTGGGCATTAACTAATACTGCCAGAAACATTGCAATGATGGAGTCAGTTGATAGCCTGAGATTACAGGTTAAAGGTCTTGGAAAGTCTGTGCTATATTTAGACTCATGCCAGCAAGTGAAGACAATCAAGCAGGACAGAGCAGAGAGAAGAGGCAAGTTCGTGGGAGGTCTGCTCAAGAGCCTTATTCCAGGCATGTGACTCCTGCCCTATTCAGTAAGCGCATGCAAGTGTGGGATGGCTTTATAAGATGGAAAAAATCCAAACCGGAGACTCAGTTCTAATGCTCATTCTAGGTCAGGTGCTGGGTGCATGGGTAGCATTGACCAATAAGATATTCAGGATTACAGCTCCGAACATTGGAAGTTCTGATAATGTTTAACTTTGTGATATGAATTGCCTAGAAGATTACATTGGACTAAAGGGTTGCACAGCTGAAGCCCCTCTGTCTGGACTATACATAAATGATTATCCGGGCATGAGTTCGGAGCTGCTGGATAAGATTGCAACACCTGAGCAAGTGTCTTATGTAGGCATGTGGAACTCAGCACAGGCTGTCAGCTATGTCAGAATCAAGAGAGACATTCAATCTGCCTTATTCACTTCAGCAGAGGCTCAGCTAGATCAGGTGCTGTTCCAGACAAGCAAGAACTTTGTGCAGCAATGGCAGCAGATTCAGACTGTACCAGCAGAGGCAATTCTGAAGGGAGCATTTGTAAGTGTGCAGGGCAGCAAGTATTTAGCACTAAGAGTCAAGCAGATTTATGTTTACAATGCCGGGCCTGCTATTACTGCTGTGCCTTGGTATATTTTCCAGACTCAGGATGGCAAGATACTAGACCAGGGAACTGCTGACCTTGTTGAGGGCATGAACTATCTGCCGGTCAATAATGAGTTCTACTCAGACTTCGACAAGATTAACATCATGGTGGCTATGGATTGCACCAACCTGCCAACCACCACAGGCTTCTTCATTGATTGGGGCTGGAATCAGATGGACTTAGAATGTGCAACCAGATTTACTTACCTGTGGAGAAATGGCTGGAGCATCTTCCCGGTTACTGCTCCATTAGGCTATGGCTTTGGCGATTCATGGACTCAGGATAACAGTCAGTCAGGAATCTACATTGATGCTCAATTATTGTGCAGCCTTGATTCATTCATCTGCCAGCAGAAGGAGTTTCTTCTGGATGCCTGGGCTAATCTGCTCTGCTATCAGATACTTTGGCAAAAGGTAGCTTCACCGAGGGCTAACTACTTTGCTCAAGGCAATCGTGAGTTTACTGAGCGAGCAATGGCTACCTTTCTCGATGGTTACAATCAGAGCCTCGCAATCTGGGCAAGACAATTAAACCTGAGAGGGGAAGGTCTGTGCTTTAATTGCGATAATGCCGGGCTGATTCAGCAGGGGTTTGTTAGGCCTTAACCCCTCAGATTCGAGGGGTTTATGAGGTCTTAGAGGGTAAAGTTCTCTAGTCTCTCAATCTCATGGTTGAGATACCACTGAGCCTTTTTTAAGTCCTCCAGTTTGCTCCCTTTCTTGCCTGCTCTGCTGATGTACTTGACCACATTGCCAAGACAAAAGCCTAGCTTCCATGCATCAATGACCTTGATGGCCTCATAGGTGCTATCAGAGCCTCCGTAATGCTCTGGATGATTTACAGCATCAGGTTTATTCATCTGCTCAATGTGTTTGCGCAGGGGCTTTTCATAGTGTGGCTCATCCCAATAGTCTAGCATGTTCATGGATAATAAAATAGTTGTTTTGGTTTATTACTCATAGAAATTGAATTGCCTTTAAGCTGATCTAATGACTGAACCAGCTGCCCATTAAAGTACCAACCACAATGCCTGGGCTTAGAGCGCATATTAATAAGCTCAGCCTTGACCAGCACATCATTCAGGTCAAT